TTCGTAGAGGTTGATACTGAGAAAGATGCAGCTAAAGAAGTTGAAAGTTTGAGTGCCGAAGTAGATGCTTTGGTTCAGGCTCGTCAGCTATCTGTAGAGCAGCTTGAAACAGCAGCAAGGGTTCTGTTCGGTAAAGATCCTTCAAGATTTACAACAGCAGAATTAAAGCGTGATGTTTTGGTTTATGCCAAAAAAGACCCTGTTGGGTTTATAAATATGCTTAGCGATCCAATGCTTAAGCTTCAATCCAATGTACACGTGTTCTTTGAAAACAAGCTTTTGACGTTCAGAAATGGCCAAAAAGAGGTGTGGTTTAATACTGTTTCCAATAAGAAAAAGATGTTAACTGTTCCTTATGGTCAGGACCCATACTTTACAATTGCCGAGTTCTTAAAGACTGACGATGGAATTGACGCTTTAAAAATGCTTGAAAATAATTTACAGTAGGTTTTAAGTGATATAAATTGTAGCTTAGAGGGGGATTTAATTCTCCCTCTTTTTTTTGTTTATCTTTGTAAAAAGCGAATAATGATAAATTCCGTAAGAAATACAGTCTTATCTATTCTGAACAAGAATAACTACGGATACATATCCCCATCCGATTTCAATCTGTACGCCAAACAGGCTCAGCTTGAGACCTTTGAAGAGTATTTTTCTGAGTACAATAAGATCTTAAATATGGAGAACCTTCGTACATCAGGAACAGGATATGCCGACATACGCAAAGCGATTGAAGAAGCAATGGAATTATTTTCAGTAACATCAACACTATCGCAAGTTGCTCCTGCCACAAACAGATTTTATCTTCCTTCTCCTACTACTACAGGGTTTGATTATTTCATGATCAATAAGGTGCTTTGTTATGACGCATCAGTAAGCCCACGAGTATTTAAAGGAGAAGCAGAGAAGATAACGCATACCAAAATCACAATGCTTAATACGTCAAACCTTACTGCTCCAACAGAACAGTACCCTGCGTATACGCAAGAGAATGGTATTATGACAGTTTATCCATCAACTATCAATCTACCGAATGAAGTTGAAGCAAATTATTTTAGGTATCCAAAAGATCCTAAGTGGACCTATATTTCGTTAACAAATGGTGAGCCGGTATTTGATCAGTCTCAGCCTGACTATCAAGATTTTGAAGTTCCTTATGAAGATGAGTTTAAACTTGTGACAAAGATTCTTCAATACGCAGGAATGTCTATTCGTGAGATAGCCGCTGTTCAATTTGGGGCAACTGAAGAACAAAAACAATCAGTATAATCATGTCGTATATTAGTCAATATCAATACTACGAAAACGGTGGCAATCAACCCACAGATGCCAATTGGGGCTCATATCAATATGTGAGTCTATTTGACATTGTCAACAACTTTATGTTGATGTATGCAGGAAACCACTCGCTCGTAAATAATGAAGAAAGATTCAAGATATTATTTCACGCTAAGCGTGCTGTGCAAGAACTTAACTATGATGCGTTCAAGCAGATAAAAGTATTAGAGCTTACAGTTGATGATACACTTAGGTATATTCTACCTTCAGACTACGTTAATTGGGTAAGAGTAAACTTGTATAAAGACGGTTACCTTAGACCACTTACAGAAAATATTCAGATACTATCATCACTTGCATACTTGCAAGATCAAACCGGAAAAATTTTATTTGACCAAGATGGCAACGCACTATCTCCTCAATTTTCTCAAATTGATTTGCAGCGTTTAGAGGGTATTAAGAAAAGCATTTACCTTAATCCACAAAGCCAATACTATGGACAAGAGGGATGGGATATTGATGGTGTTTGGTATTTTGAATATGGTCTTGGTGAGCGTTATGGTCTCAACACAGAGACTGCAAACTTCAATCCAACATTTGCGATTGACACAAGATCAGGTGTGATAAACTTTAACGCTGACATGTATGGTCAGTCTGTTATTCTTGAATACATCTCTGATGGTATGGAGAATGGCAATGACGCATTGGTTAGTGTTAACAAACTATTTGAAAAATATATTTACGCATACGTTCAATACGAGATACTTAATTCAAAGCTTGGTGTACAAGAGTACATTGTGGCTCGTGCTCGTAAAGAAAAAGCAGCACTGCTTCGTAATGCTAAAATAAGAATGAGTAACATTCATCCGGGTAGACTTCTTATGAACCTACGTGGGATGGACAAGTGGTTAAAATAATATGGCGAATATAACAAGAAACTTTACAGCAGGTAAAATGAATAAAGTCGTTGATGAACGACTTATTCCTGATGGCGAGTACATAGATGCTCTTAATGTTCGCATGGGCTCAACAGAGCAATCTGAGATTGGTGTCATTGAGAATACAAAAGGAAATGTATCTCTTACTCAGCTTAGGTATATAAATAATACACCGCTTAGTGCAAACGCAAGGTGCATTGGAGCGATTGACGATAGTGCAAACGAAAGAATATTTTGGTTTGTTCATGACCCAAATTTTCCTGTAGGAGCTACAGGCAAGCTTGATATGATCGTATCGTACAACACGATACAAAACAGTTTAACATATCACGTAATAAGTATTAACGATGGTGGTGGGACTAATACCACACTAAACTTTAACCCTGAGTTTTTAATTACAGGCGTAGATCTTATTGATCAGTTAATATTTTTTACCGACAACTATAACCCTCCAAGGGTATTCAACATAACGAGAAACTATCCTAACCCTGTTGGAAACATAGACCAATTTAGCGCAGAATCTTTACTTGTCATTAAGAAGCCTCCTGTTGAAGCACCCGGAGTTCGTGAAATAAGAACAGGGCAGCAAGATAATTTTATGGAAACAAGATTTATTTGTTTTGCATATCGTTATCGCTATCAAGATGGAGAGTATTCTGCTACTTCATTGTGGTCAGCTCCTGCGTTTACACCAAACCCATTTGAGTTTAGCATCAACAGTTACCTCAATGAGGGGATGGTTAATATTAACAACACGGCAATAGTTACATATAATGCAGGGGGACCGCTTGTTGTTGGTATTGATTTGTTGTTTAAGGAAGCCGGAACGAATATTATAAAAGTTATTGAGAAGCTTGACAAAGCTGAGCTTGGTCTTGCCAATAACACTAACTATACTTATACATTTAACAACAGTAAAATATTTACTGTTCTTCTTGAATCTGAATTACTCAGGTTATTTGACAATGTACCACTTCTTGCAAGAGCTCAAACAATTATGGGTAATCGCTTGATGTATGGTAACTATGTTGAAGGTTACGATTTGGTTGACAAAAATGGAAACGTAACTAAGCTTGAGTATGTTGCTTCTCCTGTTTCTGAATTAGTAGGAACAGAAAGTTTGACGGATACTACAGGAACAGGTGTATATAGTTTTGGTAGTGCTCAAACAATTCCAAATGCTACTGTCTATTTTGATCTTACAGGAATACAACTTATTTCAGGATCTTCAATCACTTTAGAGGTAAGGCTTACGCATAATTTATTTGCAGGAAGTACGCCATTCCCTACAGAGACGAGTGAGAATATTAATCTTACGCTTACTTTTACTCTTCCAACGAATTATACTTCTGTTTATCAGATGGCTACAAGTGTAGCGTTTCAAGACGTTATTGGAACAATCGCAAATATTCAACCTGTAGCAAACTCTTGTAATGGCACTACATTTACTGATCAATTTAATTGTGCGTTACCAAACAACTTGGATGCGTTAATAAAATTTCAGAGTGGTATCTCTTCTGCAGGTCAGCCTATTAGTATTATCACTACCCCTGCAAGTCAGTTAATTGGATTGCAATTCCCTGCGATGAGGTATGTTGACAATACTACAACTCCTACAGTTAATGTATATGAATATTATTCAGTAAACTTTGCTGAATCTTTTTATCAAAAAATCAATTCACCACGTAGCTTGCATAGCAATCGTGGATACGAGATTGGTATCGTGTATATGGACGACTTTGGCCGATCAACCACAGCGTTGGTTAGTCCAAGAAATACAGTACAGATCCCTTGTTCTGCATCCGATACCAAGAACTCAATTAGGGTAACAATCCCTACTACACAAATAGCTCCGGCTTGGGCAAAGCGATATAAGTTTGTTATAAAGCCTGATGAGGAGAATTACGATACTATTTACAGTAGCATATTCTTTAATGATCCTTTAAGCAATAACGCATTCTTTCTTCTTGAAGGAGAAAATGCACGTAAGGTGGAGCAAGGTGATAGGTTTATAGTAAAAGCTGACACAAGTGGACCTACAAATAATTGCGTATATGCTACGGTTCTTGAGAAAGAAGTTAAGCAGGCAGGGTTTATTGAGATACCAAGTGTACTTGATCCGAGTGTAAATATTCCTGTTCCTTCCGGAGTATATATGAAAATTAACCCTAACAGCTTTGCTGTTGTTCAGGATGAACTTTCTGTTATTGCCCCGGGTACAGAACAAGTAGATCAAAATGAAGCAGGAGAGTATCCTATTTTGAATTATCCAATGAATAGGTATGACACTGCTACATCAGCATGGGTTGACTATACAGTTCCTGCCGGAAGTCGTATTAAGCTTGACTTAAAGTTTCAACGTCTTGGCGTGGGATCAGGTGGTGCGGCTTGCGAAAAGCGTATCTATACGTTACAAAAAACATTGGTTGCTTCTGCGAACTATGATAATATGCAGGATTGGTTTAATGGTGACAACGTAGAGCAGATACTTAATGATGGTGTTCAAGATATTGGTGGAGGTCAGTGTGAGGCTGATAACGTATATATATCAACACTTGCGGCAAACAACACTGATATACCAACAGATCTTTGTACTAACTACTATAGATTCTATCGTAATCCGGCTAATAATCAATTGACGCTGATCATGAGTGGTACGCTTCGTTGTGGAGGTGTTCTATCAAGAGAAAAGCGCAGGTCATCAATTATAGCAAACATCGAGGTATTTAGAGCAGAGACTACTATTATATTTGAGACAGAGCCAAGCGATGCTTTACCTGATGTATTCTTTGAGAATCATCTATCATTTGGCATTGATGCCAACGGTAGACACTTAGGTAATGTACAGAATCAAACGGCGTCTTTGCCGGCTATAATAGATACAGAGTTCTTTAACTGTTTCTGTTTCGGAAATGGAGCAGAGAGTTATAAGATTCGTGACTCAATTGTAGGAAGGACATTCAATCTTGGTAATCGTGTAACATCAGTATCAGCTCAAGACTATAAGCAAGTAAGGCGTTTTGCTGACATCACTTATAGTGGCGTGTATAACTTTGAGTCAAATGTTAATAAATTAAACGAGTTCAATTTAGGACTCCTTAACTATAAGTATTTAGAAGTATCATTTGGTCCAATCTACAAAATGGATGGACGTGAAACTGACGTTCTTGTTTTACAAGAAGATAAGATTTCATACGTACTTGCAGGC